AGTCACCCAGCGTCTCCTCACCATTTTGCTCCACAAACAATTGGTAGTCCTGGAGTTCATCAATGACCTTGCCTTTCTCGGCGTCCCCCTTGTTGAGGGCAATGGCGGAAATGGCGGGGCGAGATCCCAGGACGGCATTATGCAAGGTATCCTGGGTCCGTTGTGAATTAGACATCATCAAGGGGACGTGCTGGTTACTGGCATCTGGCCAGGGATAGTTTTTCTGCCCCATCCAACCGCGATATTTGGCATACCGCTGGAGCCGATCATCACTCCACCCAGCACGATCCGCCAGGTCCTCTCGGTAGCGCCGGAGAACGGTCTGGACGAATTCATCCGCATTGTCGGGAGTCAGAGAAGTACGGCGCTCAATAGCCATTCGTGCGTCCTAATGCTTGGTATATTTTACCGGAATCCTTAATGCCCCTAAAAGAGGGGTTAGAATTTACCAAATATTTGTGCAAAGTCGGGAAATCATCATGCCGTTGCTTAGCCCGTTGCTTCTGATCCTTTTCGAGGGAACGCTTGTGGTCGTCCCACGAATAGCGTTTCATTTGGTAGATCGTTTTGATGCAGCGCGGGTCGATGGCGACACGAGGTATGCGTGTAAACTCGTCAGGCTTGAGGTAGTCATTGAGGGTTTGCCGTCCCACTTCGCTATCGTCCGCCAGATCGAATGGCAGCCCTGCTGCTTCAAATGAATCTTGCCACGTTGTGGCACGGTCAGTACCGCTTGGAGAGCGGCCCATATTCGGGTCAATAAGGCGGCGAATGTGCGTCCAGCCATAGTCGGCCTCCACCTCGGCCACTTGGTCAGCCACATCCTGGGGGCTGCCCGTGACCTCCAATTCATGCACTTGGTGCAGGTCATCATTAGGGTCAATTTGGACCCAAATGAGCATATGAGGCTTGCGTGGATGAGGATCAATTAAACAGACCACGGGATAGAGCGGGTTGGCGACCACATCTTTGACATGGGTGAATTCCACAATGTCATCGCTGCCACAGGTCCCACATTGCTCGATTTCGGTGCGGATGGAGAGATCATGGCACTGGAAACACCAAATATGGGGGGTGTCAGTAAAGAGGGGGTGAACACGATTGCTCAACCGAATGGGTTGGCCATAGATACGGGTGGCTTGCTCATTTTTGGAGAGGGTACGGGCCAGTTCAGCCAACGCGGTCTGGTTGAGGTTCTGGTTATCAGTGGCGTACATGTTGAACCAGGCATAGGTCTTGTCGTGGTCCTTACCCGGTTGGGCTGGTTCGTATACCCTGTCAAGAATCCAGTCTACGGGGATGGTAGGATCATCGGGCCAAGTCATGCTCAGCATCTGGGTACCATCGACACGCTTCACACGGACCAGATTTTCAATCCAAATAGATTCCTTGGGGGGTTCATCATGGAGGCAGAAGTGCACGTCACCTGAGGCAAAATCAGAGGGGTCCTGGTCATAGGACATAAATTGAAAGGTGCTAATTCCTTCAATCACGTCACTGCCTGGTTCACGGTAATAGACCTGAAGGGTACGGGTGCGCTCTGTCCAACTGTCTTTCCACTCCCCCTTGATCAGGCAGTGCTTGGGTATCCATCCAAAGTGCCCACGAGTGCCCCCCGGTCGATCCACTCCCTGCCAGCGCCACCACTGGAGCTTGGGGAGGATCACAGGTGCGAGGGTCGTGGTGAGGGATTCGCAGACCACTCGACAGTTGATCGGCCCCCTCAATTTACGGTGGGGATAACGGGCTGCGAGGGCAAGCGGGATTTGACCCGTGGCGCGGATCACCATTTCGGTGAGCGCCGTGTCCGTCTTAGAGGCTCCGTTTCCACCACCTATTCCCAATATTTTTGCTTCACTATAATGAATCTCTTCAGCCACCTTGCTGACGGGTTGGTAGTATCTTAGCTGGTTCACTTGTCGGTCGAACGCTTGGAGTTCCAGGGCAGACTGGACCATGGAGACAATGTCGTCATCCTGGAGGGAGGATAAACCTGCTGGGTCCAGGCCATCAAGGGTGGTCAACAGATCCATCTAGGCTGTACCCTCCGTGGGGGCAATTTCCACCTTTCGCTCTGTCAACGTGATGTGGCGACGCTTCATCTCCTCAGCCAGCCGCGGCAGGAGGTCATCCAACTTGGTCTGTTGCTGGGTGCTGATAATCGAGGTCGGTTGGCCTTCCAACAACAGTAACTTCTCGGTGGCAATCCCCAACGAGATCATCACGTCCTTCAGTTTGCTTTCCCCTAGCATGCGCTCCAGGCGGTCCCCCTCTAGCAACCAGGAAGTGAGGCGGCCCGTCAACTGCTGCGTGGAGAGTTTAAGATCATTCTTGTCATATTTGCTAAACTTTCCACCTTTGGAATAAGGCACGCCTCCTTGGGTGCGAGGTTTGCCTACCACCAGGTCATCCAGCGTTGGCAGGTCTGGTATAGGACGTACTGGACTTGTGGTACTGCTAGTCTTTTCAGCCACTTAGCAACCACCTCTCATAAAATCAATCACTTACAGGGATCCTTTTGTTTTCCCGTTGCATACCCCATATGAGTCCCTTTGCCCAACGGGGTGGGGGGGTCTGCCGGTTCATTTCAACCAGTGTATCTGATTAGATACAACAGCTGGTGCATAGGGTATAAGGCTTGCATACTGTAGCATATTGCTACCTACTGTATCTAGAAGGATACACCTTTGCCCACCTTACTGGGTAGATATGTCGCCCTTCGCTACACTAGCAGCCAGCCTGCCCCTATTTGCCCCACTTACACCCCTACTGTAGCCATACACCCCATTCATGTTCACGTTTTGAACTGGGAAATGGGGTTATGTAATGGGTACATGTACTTCCATACATATGTATCACAAAAGATACACCTGTATATGTGTCGTTTGGAGGGGTAGTGTGGTATAAATGACACACTTTATAGGCTTGACAACGGTTATCCTGTGGGGTAGCTTATAGGACAGAGCGGAGGTACTGGAGTTATGGCACTAGAAAGGAGGCTATACATACTACCATAACTCCAATGAATCCGTACTCTCCTACATACTAAGTGGCAGGGGTTGTACTGCCATATATGGAGTACATTAGAATCATCTAATCAACCAATGATCAAGCAAAGGGGATAGACGATGCCACAAAAGAGCGGTAATGAATCATGGTACTACAATATCAGTCAGGAAATGAGCAAAAATGAAATCAGCATGGCGCAGGCTGAACTACAGCTCACCTATAGGCTAGTCAAGCAAATGCGAGACGAGGGTTGGTCACATGGGCGTATTCAAAAGCACTTCCAAGACCATTGGGCCATCTCACATGGAGCATACTACCGGCGTCTGAAGTGGATACGGGAAATATGGGCGCTCAAATAGTGGTATGCAAGGAATAGGCCGGTACAAATGACACACTTTTTGTATCACTAAAAACACAACCTGTGTCATTTGTACCAGGCTACTTGTATGGCCAACCACTATACATAGTGTGTATCTAATTAGATACACACCAGGGGTTGTGGAAATAGGGTAATAGAAACAATGGCATACATGCTGCATATAGGTTAGGGCATGAACGCGAACACTAACCAGGGGGGCAATATGGAACTCAGGCACTACGCAATGTGTTACGAAACGCCTTACGGCAGGGCGGGAGTTGTAGAAACATGGCCAAAACTTCGACAAGAGTATCAATGCTTTCCTGCGAATACAAAACGAATCGGCTACGTAGGATGCAATGATTTTTCTGAAGCCGTGAAACGTGCAGGAATGATGGAACGCAACGAACTGAACGCCTGGGGGAGTTTCTAACATGCTACTCACCATAGAACAACTCCACGAAATGCAATCACGAGCAGAGATGGCAGCGGAAGTCACACTGCCAGGGGAACAATTCAGAAACCTACTGGACACCGCTATGCAGGTAATAGCGAGAGGGCGCCCCTCATGGTCTGAGGTTGTGGCACTCGATGGCCAAATTATGGATTATCGCAGGGCCTTCCACCATACGCATAAAGCAAGCAACGGACTCACGGAAAACCCCGATGCCTGCCGATGGTGTGGACTAGACCTGCGCGACAAAATCCATACCGATTCGCCACTATGGAAGGATGTGTAGACATGAATCACAACACCAACCTCTACCATGACACCCTTCGCGCACTCCCTGAATACGGGATTGTCGTAGCCTATAGCGTAGTCGGTGTGCTGAGTTGCTGGCTGGCATTGGCCTGTGCCTATACCCTCTTACTGGTTCGATAAGGAGATGCCATGAAAAAAGTACTGTGTTACCAGCTAGACAATGGGAGTTTCCCAATTAAGCTGGAACAAACAGGAGTTGACTCGTTCACAGTTACTTACGGTATGCAGGTAGAAAAGCAGCTAAACTATGGCAAGGCGGCTATGCGCCTTGGTTGCGCGATTATGCACAAGCTCAGTTGTGACGGCATCGTAGACAACCGTGAAAAGGGCCAAAAATAGGGTCAAACATGTTACATAACTAGGGGATCATCATGAAATCATTACCAAACATCGAGAAAAGCGCCTTCAAACGTGGGGAATACGTTGGCTACCATCATGGCGTTTGGAGGATTATGAAATCAAACTCATCCTACGGGAGATGGTGGGCGGTTTATACCCAGCAACCAAAGCTCCAGCTCTATGCCTGGTCCCTGGCTATGATGTCAAAACGACTCTCGGAAACGAACGTCATTCTGTAATATCCACAAGGAGATGCCATGACAAGCGAGCGAGCACTACAGCAAATGCGGCAGAGAATTTTTGGCTATCCTGCAGAAAAAGATGATCAAGCCATGCGGGTATTGTACTACCTGAAAGTTCGGCATCTTCGCTGCAGGAATCAACAACCCCTACCCACTGGCCCCTATAGTGGGTTGACACGGAGCGAACTTCGGCAATCTGGCACTTGTGAAACAGATTGGTATTAGCCTAAGCCACCAACCAGACAAAGGAGAAACAGCATGAGCACCTACTATTTTGAAGGTACAGCACGGCAGGTAGGCGCTATCGGCATCACGCACCACTTCTCCGCTGAGATCAAGGCAGAAACACGAGGCGAGGCTGAGTTGAAGCTCTATGAGCAATGGGAACATATCCACATTGTTTTCTGTAATGAATGGAAGGGGAACTAACTATGAAAGCAATTCTTACAAAAATCATCCCATGTACCAATACGAAGCCCACCCGAATCAAGGCCTACACGGAAGGGGGCAATTCAATCATCCTTCTCTGGTCTATGTGTGACGATGAAGGCCGGAACCAAGGACAGGCCCACTTGTATGCAGCGCAAGCCTTGGCGAAGAAAATGAGGTGGTCCGGCGACTTGATCGGCGGGGGCACGCCAGAGGGCTATTGTTTTGTGTTTGCTGATTCACAGATACAAACCACGAAGGGGGCCTAAATGGAAACTACTTTTAAAGCCATACCACGACAACACACTATAAAACATTGGCCATCCATTGCAGGGGGATGTGGCTATGCTGTCTGCGAATGTGGCGCTACGCAAAAAATTAAGCGAGGGGTACCAACAGGCCCTTGGCATGCGTGCGCATTGTGCGCTCCGTCGTCATGTGTACATCCTTATCAGGCATAAACGGCAGCATTAACCAGGAGGACTCGATGAAACAGGCAATTATTCTGACAACGGGCAAGCGGCTCACGTTCACCAAAGAATTGGACGGCTCGAATACCATGAATGAGGTTATTACGGAACAGGAATGGACGGAGTATTGCGCCATCATGAAGGCGAATCCAGACTATCGTTTTGTGGTGG